CCGGCCGCGTCAGCGCCGCCGAGCAAGACATCATCGACGAAGAGACCGCGCGCATCGCCGCTGTCTCCGCCGAGCAGACCGCCCGCCAAAACGCCGTCTCCGCGCTCGAAGCAGCCGACGAGACGCTCCAGGACAACATCGACGCCGAGGCTTCGACTCGTTCCACAGCGGACACCAGCCTGAGCAACCGCATCACCACCCTCGAAAACGCCAGCGCGGACACCCGCCTGACCGACCTCGAGGCCGATGTCGCCGACCACGAGACCCGCATCAGCGCTCTCGAGAGCGTCATCGATGGCGGCAGCTACTAGTCCCTAAACCCGCAACCCCGGCGGGGCGCTCCATAGCGCTCCGCCACGCGGGGGGTCTAACTCCGCAAAATCAAAAACCGGCCCATGCCAAATCCAATCATCAAGCCCAAATCCTCGACCGTAGCGTCGAAAGTCCCAGCCGCCTCCGACCTGGCCTTGGGAGAAATTTGTGTGAACCACACAGACCGGCGGCTCTACTCGCGCAACCCAAGCACGGGAGAGGTGTATAAATTGGCAGGAACCAAAGACGCCCCCGACCGCGTCTGGGCCTTCGACATTTCGAGCGACGGCACCACCACCTACCTCGGCTTCCTCCTTTACTCAGACTTTCCCAACAACGGCAGCGTCTACGACAGCGCCAACTGGGAAATCTCCCGAACCATTTTCAACTCCGCAGGCACCACCAGCACCGAATCCAGCGCCACCGGCGCGTGGTCTTCCAAAGAGTCCTTGACCTATGCTTAGCCCACTCTACGGCCAACTCTCCCCCCTCCGCGTGCCGACCAATCTTGTGCCGGTGCCTAAAACCGTTTCCGGCCTCGCCCTATGGCTGGATTCCACGACCGGACTTTACGATGCCACCTCGGGCGGTAGCGCAGTTTCCAGCAATGGAGCGGCAGTTGCGCGATGGGAAGATCAGAGCGGGAATTTGCGCCATTTCACGCAGGCAACCGCGAACAACCAGCCAACCCTCGTTGCCTCTGGCTTAAATGGCAAAGCAACGCTCGGGTTCGACGGCACGAACGATCTGCTCACGCTTTCTTCAAATTCCCTGCTTCGCAACATTGCCGCTTACACCTGTTTTTTCGTTCGCAAAAATAAAAGCTCCGTTTCAACCCTAGAGGTCAACTTTGCAAGCTCAGCAGGGGCAACAACTATTTTCGATTTCAACACACAAGCGACAAACCGCCCAGGTCTCCGCGCTCGCCGCCAATCCGCGAACACACTCACCTTGCTCCAAGGTTCAAACTCGCAAACGACAGCAGGCACATTTGAGTTGTGGGGAACGCTCATTGACCACTCTGTCACAACGGCGACGATTTTCAAAAACGGCACGCAGTTGGCGACAAATACCGCTTTTTTGACGAGCGGAAATTCGCAGGATACTGCCCGAATTTCCAGTATCGGCGCTTTTACTGCTGGAACACAGCCAGCCGACATCGAAGTCGCGGAAATTCTTATCTACGAAACCGCTCTGTCGGCCAGCGACCGCGCAACTATCGAAACCTACCTTAACCAAAAGTGGGCTATTTACTAATGAACCGATTCTTTCGCACCTCTCCGGTTATTTACGAATCTATCCGCTCCGCCATGGATGCCGAAAGCGGCTTCCCAAATTTGCACGCAGAGACTTGGTTCGTGCCAATCTCCGCCGCTCCAAAAGATGGAAACGGAAACCCCGTCATCGCCGCCATCGCGCCAATCGCCGAACGATTCGAGGCCGCTGGAGCCGAGGAAATCACCTCCGCAGAATACCAAAATCTACTGCCGCAACCCGAAGAATAAACCCACACCAACCCATGCTCGAACAAGTCTCAAACTCCGTAAAGTTCCTCGCCTTTTTCACGGCGAGCAAACAAGGCAAAACCGGCCTCACCGTCACCATCGACATTTACGATCCGTCCGGCACGCAGATCGTCACCGGCGGCAGCGCCACCGCAGTCGGCGGCGGGCTGTATGCTTACACGCTGTCCTCCAGCAATTCCTCGGAAGGCGAATACGCCGCAATCTTCAAGACCGCCGACAGCACGGTTGATTCTCAGCACATCCCGAGCCTCTGGGTCCTAGGCCGCGCCGGAGTCGAAAACCTCGACGCTGCAACAAGCTCCCGCCTCGCTTCCTCGGCCTACACAGCCCCAGCGAACTCGGACATCTCGGCCATCAAGAGCAAGACCGATGCGTTGCCGAGCGATCCTGCCGACCAAAGTCTCGTCGAGTCCGCCATCTCCGCGCTTTCGATCCCAACCGTGGTCCAGATCCGCACCGAGCTAGATTCCAACTCCGCCAAACTCGCAAACCTCGACGCCACGATCTCCAGTCGCTCGACCCTCACCACCGGCGACCTGCCGAGCGTGCCTAGCGCCGCTTCGGTGGCCTCCGCCGTCCGAACGGAATTGACCGAGCTTTCCAATCTGGATGCCTCCGTCTCAAGCCGTCTGGCCTCGGCAGCCTACACCGCCCCGACCAGCGCCCCGACAGCCGCCGCTGTGGCTTCAGCCGTTCGCACAGAGCTGACAGAGCTCAGTAATCTGGATGCCACGATCTCCAGCCGTCTGGCAGATGCAGACTACACCGCGCCAACCTCCGCACCGAGCGCAAGCGCGGTCGCCACAGCCGTTCGCACGGAACTCGGAACCGAGCTTGGGCGCATCGACCAAAGCATCTCGAGCCGACTCGCCTCTGCCGACTACACAACCCCGCCAACCACCGCGCAGATCAGCGCCGCCGTGGAAGGCTCGCTCCTCAACGAAGGCGACGGCCAAGCCGTGCTCAACGCCCTCGTCGGCGCCATCGGCAACCAGAATGTGGACGAAATCGCCCTCGTCGCCGCGATCCGCTCGGACCTTGAGCGAGCAGGCGGCAAGCTCATCAACTTGGATGCCTCCGTTTCGAGCAGGCTCGCATCGGCAGACTACAATGCACCGACCAGCGCGCCAACCGCAGCCAGCGTGGCAAATGCCGTGTGGAGCGCCGCCACGCGCACCACAACCGGCGGCACGGTGGACACCCTTACCAATGCGCCCGATGTGCCCACCGAGGGTGAAATCGCCAGCGCCGTCTGGTCTGCTGCCTCCCGCGAAATCACCGGAGGCGTGGTCGATACCCTCACCAACTCGCCCGATGTCCCGACCGAGGCCGAAATCGCCAGCCAAGTCCGCACCGAGCTTTCGGTCGAACTCGGCCGCATCGACGCCGCCGTCTCCAGCCGCCTCGCGCCATCCGGCACCTTGGCGACCGTCACGACCCTCACTAATGCGCCGACCGTCCCAACCGCAGCCGCCATCGCCGACGAAGTCCGCGTAGAACTCGCCACCGAACTCGCTCGCCTCGACGCCCCGGTCAGCGGTGCGACAGCCCCAAGCGCCGCCACCGTGGCCAGCCAAGTCCGCACGGAGTTGACCGCCGAACTCGCCAAAGTCTCGGCCCTCAACACCGAGCGCCTCGCGAATGTCGCGACGACAGCCATCGTAGGCAACCTCATCGCTCAGGCGAACTCATGACGCCCGACTCCGCCCTCGGCATCATCAACCACGCAGCGCGTCAGGATGCCACTTGGCACCTGATCGCGCTCGTGGCGATCGGGCTCGTTTTTGCCAGCGTGCTTTTCCGCTGGTTCACCCGCCGCCTCGAGCGCGTCGAGTCGAAGATGGACCGGCAGAACGAGGAATTCGTCATGCACCTTAAAACCGCCAACCGAGAAATGCTCGAGGTCATCAGCAGCAACCAGCAGACCACCAACCGAGCCATCACCATCATGGACCGACTCGAGTCCAAACTCGACCGCCACACCCCGTGATCCTTTGACATCAGGCCGCGAAGCATGAAAGCAATCTTCTATGTTTTGGACAGAGCCGCCGAGTCGTCTTCCTGGCGTGGTGCAATTTTGGTGGCCACGGCGCTGGGCCTTCGTCTGGAACCAGAGCTCCAGAACCAAATCGTGGCGGCCGGTCTCGGCCTCGTGGGATTGATCAATCTCCTGCGAAAAGAAAAATGAACCCCAAACAGGTCGCCGCCGTGTTGATGATCCTCGGCTGGCTCTTCCTCGCAATGGCCTTCCTGACCTCGTGCGTGGCCGTCCCGATGCCTCCCTTCGGCGACCGCATCGGCGAGGCTGGCACGCTCCACATCCGCGCCACCGTGCGCTTTGAGCCACGCCTGACCGACAGCGAAGCCGCGAACCGCGACCTCTGGAACGCCCTCGGCGAATTTCAAAAATCCCTCCCCGCGCTGAAAGACAAGTGATGCTCTCCCTCCTCGCCCGCTTCTTTATGCTCCCCAAGCCCGCGCAATCCCCAGCGCCCGCGCCTGAGCCGAAGCCCGCGAAGCCCGCCAAAACCTCCCCGGCCAAAACCTCCGGCACCATCAAGCCCGAGCCAAAGTTTTACCAACAGACCAACAAGCGAACCCCAAACATCAGCGCGGGCCGCGTGATCAAGCCCACCCACATCGTCCTGCACCACACCAGCGGAGCCTACGCCGGATCCGTCTCATGGTGCTGTGACCCCGTCAGCAAAGTCTCCTACCACTGCATCATCGCCCGCAACGGCAAACGCACCGTCCTCGCCCTGCCGAGCCAACGCACCTGGCACGCCGGAGTCTCAAGCTGGCAAGGCCGCAAAGACGCCAACTCATTCAGCGTCGGCCTAGCCTGGGAAGGCGACACCTACACCACGCCCTTGAGCGAAGACGCCCTCCTCAGCGCCGTCGAATACCTTCTCCCCATCCTGCGCGAGCACCACATCCCCCTCGCCAACATCCTCCGCCACGCGGACATCGCCCCCGGCCGCAAAGACGACTGCTCCCCAGCCGCCCACGCCGCCCTCCTAGCCGCCCTCAATCGGGTGCTTTAATATGGCCAAGAAACCCGCCCCGCCCAAAGACCGCGAGGCCGTCATGCTCCAAGCCCGTGCACTCCTCGCCGAGCATTTCGCCCACGGCATCGCGGTCGTGAGTTGGGAAGACGAAGGCACGACATACAACATGGATTTCAAGTTCGGCAACGACTACGCCGCGAAATCCCTCGCCCGCGAAGCCGAAGACCTGCTCTGGCCCTACGAGGAAGAAGACGAGGACGAAGAAGAGGAGGAAGAAGCGTGAAAGCCACTCTCGAATTCACCCTGCCCGAAGAACGCACCGAGCACATTTGCGCGGTCAAGGGAATGGACACGATTTTAATAATCGACGACCTCCTTCAAGAAATCCGGGCCTTCCTTAAACACGGCGGTGGCGAATTTAAGTCCTGGCGAGACGACGAAGGCCGCGAATGCAAAGCCTGCCCCGCCACGCTCGAAAAAATCCGTTCCTTCATTTGGGAACTCCGAAAAGACAACGAGATTCCCGACCTCCCATGACGCCAATCAAAAAATGGAAAAAGTGGCTGGCCGTCGGATGCAGTCACGGAGCGGAGATCGATCCCGAAGCCCGCAAAGCCGTGTTGATTTTTAAGGAGCGCTGGAAGCCCGACAAGACCCTCCACCTTGGCGACTTCATTGACCTCTCCGCTTTCCGCGCCGGAGCCGTCCGCGACAGTAACGACTCCGACCACGCCGCCGATGTCGCCGGGGATCTCTCCGCAGGCATCGAATTCCTCCACGAACTCCGCCCGCAGCACATCCTGTGCGGCAACCACGAAGCCCGCCTCTGGAAATTTTCCCAAAGCCCCAACGCCCTCCTCGCCTACGCCGCGAATCTAACCATCCAAAAGATTACAGAAACTGCAAACAAACTGCGTGCCACTCTTACTCCCTACGGCATTCGCGAATACCAAATGCTCGGCGGCACGAAATTCGTCCACGGCTCCATGTTCAATGTCTCCGCCATCCGAGACCACGCCGAGACCTACGGCAATGTCGTGATGGCCCACCTCCACCGCGTCGGCTGGGAGCGCGCCCGCAACATCGACGGCGCCAGCGGCTATTGCGTCGGCATGCTCGCCAACTTCGACATGCCCTATGCCAACCACCGCCGGGCGACTCTGGCCTGGTCGCAGGGCTTCGCCTACGGCCACTACTGCGACACATCCCTCACCGTGAATTTATGCGAAAGAAAAAAGGGGAATCCCTGGCTTCTCCCGATCTGACATCCGCGTGGGAAGCCGTATTTGAAACCTCCCGCATCACGGATGCCGCTCCTCTCCGCGCCGCCGGATGGCGCACCGTCCGCGAAATCGCCGCCGACCTCGGCCTCAGCTACTCAGGTGCGGCACGCACGCTGTCCAACAAAGCCAGCAAAGGCTTGCTTGACCGCTGCACGCACAAAGTGGACGACGGCAAAGGCACCCCGCGCACGACGACTTTCTACCGCCCAAAGTCGGCAACAGCGCGCAATAAGAGCGCAACACCTCTATAAATACCTGCAAAACAGCACGCAAATTTTGATTCGTAATCGATAGGTCACGGGTTCAAATCCCGTCGTCGGCTCCCCCCTTCTGAAGCCCCTCGAACCGCATAAACACTGGCTTGGCGGGCGTTTTTCTGTATCGCACGAAATGGATTGAAATGGCACGGCAAATGGTTGAAATTGCCCCCCATGAGCGCAACAAGCGCAACACGGCGCAACAAGCCAGTTGTCACCATTCGCACGGCTACGGTGCGGGGGGAGCCTCGTTTCGTGGTTTTTTCGCGGATCAATGGCGTCGCCAAGCGGGAATTTTTTCGCACCCAGGCGGAGGCGCGGGTTCATCAGGCGGCACTCTTGGAGAAGCTGGAGACTCGCGGGACGGAGGCTTTCACCGGCCCGGCGGGAATGACGGTGGCGCAGGGGTGGAGGGAGTTCTGCCTGGCGCGGATGCCGAAGCTGAAGGATGGGAACCACCGGCGGCTCTTGGAGTGGTGGTGGGGGAAGTTCGTGGCGGAGTATGGCGCGAAGGACCTCCGCGACATCAAAGCGATTCACATCGATGCGTTTCTCTCGCGGCCGGGGTGGTCAGGGACTACGGCGAACCAAGGGTTCGTGTATCTCCGGCTTGTCTGGAATTGGCTGGTTCGCTACGAACTCACTTCGACCAATCCGGTGCTCAAGATCGACACGCCGAAGGCCGCGCCGGAGCATCACCTCTTGACGGTGGCGGAGGTGAAGCGGTTGCTGGCGCTCACTAAAAAAGATGCGCGCCTCCGCGCTTGGCTCGTGCTCGGAGTTTTTGGCGGCATGCGAATCTCGGAGGTGTGGCGGTGTGAGCCGAAGCACATCGAGAAAGATGAGATTTTTATCCCGATCCGCAAATCTACGGACCTTCAACCCCGGCCGCGCTTCGTGCCGATCCTGCCTGCCCTCCGCCGGCATCTTCCGAAAAAATGGCCGCGCATAAACGAGGACATCATCAAGCGCGCACGCACGAAGCTGGCCGAACAAATGAAGTGGGCGGAATGGCCGCAGAACTGCCTTCGCCACACGGCGGCATCCATGCACCGGGCGATGTGGCAGGATAGCTCCAAGACGGCTTACTTCCTCGGGCATTCCTCGGCGCGCATGGTGGAGGAAAAATACGCGCGGGGCGTTAGAAAAGCGGACGCGGAGAAGTTCTGGGCGCTTTAGGCGGTCAGGTCGATCACTTCGCCTTGCCAGTTTGGAGGGAGTTCGCAGTTTTCTGAGTTGAGTATCCACCAGCGGAGGTCACGGATTGTGGGCGCACAATATTCGCGGACGCGCCCTGGGGGAGGGGGTGTCCCATGGCTTCGTGCTGTTCATATGCTGCCTTGTAGTGATAGTCCCACGCGAGCCTCATGCACTTGCGGATGGCTTGAGATGGAACCATGTCGGTCTGGTTCACCTCGAACTCGTAGCGGATGATTTTGGCTAAAATATCCTGACACTCCGGGGTCAAAGAGACTCCCGGTTTTTTTACTTTTTCGCTGTCTGGTTTTTTGTGCCGACCCACAACGAAAACAATGTCAGCGAATAGGTGCACCCTTGCAATCAATTATTTTTTCGGTGCACCAAAAAAATATTTTCGCCCGCAAACCTTGTCCCCATGCGGATGTCAATAGTTTTTTTCATGGTGGGACAACACCCCATTGATTTTTTTTATTGATAAAAGTGCACCGAAATAAAAAAGTGCACCGCATGACAGCGACGAACAAAAAACAGGGAGCGTGTTTCCCACTAGACCTCTGGCAGGAGGTAAAGCGGGAGGCCGAATCAACCGGAACCACCATGAGCAAGGTGATCGTTCAAGCGGTCCGCGAAATGGTGGATCGCAAAAACAAACGGAGGGCCAAGAAATGACCTCTGCGACGGAGATGGCGCAACGGCTCGGGTTGGCCAGGCCGACGCTCCTTAAATGGGCGGCACAAAATCGAGTGCCAGGATTCAAGGTCGGGCGGGAGTGGAAATTTGATGAGGCCGATGTCATTCGCGCCTTGAAGGTGACGCACGGAAACCGGCTTCAACAGGCGAGCAGCCGGGGGAGGGCCGCGTAATGGACTACGAGACCACGCTCCGCCTGCTCGGTTACGGGATCGAGTTTTTCCAACTGATGGCCGCTCCGGCGGTGCTCGGGGCGATTACCTGGAGGATGTCACGATGAGCCTCTGGCATTGCACTGCTAACGGCGTCTTTGGCCGGTTCGGGGATTATGTGCTGGCCGTCAGCCGCGAGGCCGCACGGGTGACTTTCCAAAAACTCCACGGATTAACACCAACCGAGATTCGGTTGGAGAGGAGGGCGAAATGAGCGGGTGGATGGCGATCTCGTTGGCGGTGCTTTCGCTCTTTTCATGTTACGCCTGCTACTGCCTCGGCCAAGAGAACATTTTGCAACGGCTCCGCAAGTTGCGGGAGCGGAAAGAGCGCTGGCGGGAGTGGGACATCGACAACTTGGAGGACTTCGATGACTAGGTGCGCCATCTGCCAAGGCGAAGCCGATCAGGTAGATAACGACCTCGGGCCGGTGTGCTCGGAGTGCTTCACCCACTGCCAGTGGGCAACGCTCGAACTCCTTTGGCAAGCGGCGGCTGTGAGTCCGTCGAAAGAATAAAATTTCAGCATCGCCCGAGAGGGCAGGTGACGGGGGGCGCGCATCCAAAACAACGCGCAACAAATTGAGTGACATGAAAATAATTAAAGGCAAACAACAGCGACCACAGCGGGTGGTCATTTACGGGGTCGAAAGCGTCGGCAAGACGACTTTCGCCAGCAAGTTCCCAAATCCTCTCTTCCTCGACATTGAGGGCGGTAGCAATCACCTCGCCGTGGACCGCGTCGCAGTCTCGAGTTGGAAGGAACTCGGCGAGTGCATCCAAGAAGCCAGCCGGACGGATTACGAGACGGTGGTCATCGACTCGGCAGATTGGGCAGAGCGGTTGGCGGTGGAGGACTTACTCGCCACCAATAAGAAGCAGAGCGTCGAGGATTTCGGTTTCGGCAAGGGGTGGGTGATGGCGGCGGAAAAGGTCAGCCGGTTTTTGACCGCCTTGGATGCGCTCATCGACGCGGGCAAGCATGTGGTGGTCCTGGCGCACTCGAAGGTTCAGCGCACCGAGCCGCCGGACATCCTCGCCGCTTACGACCGTTACGAGTTGAAGCTGTCGAAGCAGTCCTCTCCGCTGGTCAAAGAGTGGGCCGACGAGTTGTGGTTTTTCAGGTTCAAAACCAAGGCCGTTTCGCAGGAGAACGGCAAGGCCAAGGGCATCGGGGGCAAGGAACGCATCATCCTGACCACCCACTCGGCGGCCTACGACGCGAAGACCCGCTCGGGCTTGGCCGAAGAATTGCCAATGGAGTGGGAATCCGTGGCGCATGTCTTTGGCAAACCTGCACCCAAAACCTCGGCGCCTGTCGAAATCCTCGGTGCCGAGACGATGGCGGCCATGGAGTTGCTGGAAGCCAACGAGGACGCGGTGAACGCCTTCCTAACCGGCAACGGATCCATCCAAGAGGGCGAGACCTGGCGCAATGCCTCGCCGAAGTTGCTGGCACAAATCAAATCCCGCCCGCAGGCGCTCATCGCCAAGGCGACCGCCCAAATGGAGGTGGCAGCGTGATCAAGGAAATCTCCCCTTCGTCCCTGCCGAAGCTCGCCGAGTGCGCCCTATTCACGGGCGCACCCGGCACCAGCCCAGCAGCCGAGCGTGGGACGCTACTGGATCGAGCGATCCGCGAGCTTTTGATTGACGATCCGACCACCTACGACGGCCTTGCCGCTGAGGATCAGGCTGTGGCGCGGTGGGGCGTGGATGAACTCCGGACGCTCTCCGGTGGCTACCATGTCGAGACTCGCGAAGAATATCTCGGTATGGAGGTGCCGGGCCTCTCGAAACCCGGCACCGCCGACGCGGTATGCGTTCGCGCTCAATGGGTCGCAGACATCAAGACGGGCCAAGTTCGCAACTACCGCGAACAACTTGCGGCCTATTGTTTGGCCTGCATGCACGAGCATTTCGCTGACTCGTGGACGGCTCATGTCGTCTATGTGGACCAACGCCTCCGCCGCACCTACACCTTCACCCGCGAGCAAGCCGAGGCGACCGTTTCGGCGGTGATCGCAAACGCCAGCAGCCGGTTGGCGGAGCCGACGCCGAATGAATATTGCGGCTGGTGCGCTCATGCCAATTCGTGCCGAGCCTTGGTTCGCCAATCCTCCGAGGCTTTGGCGCTGGTCAAGTCCGACCTCGCGCTCTCCGACATCCGCGAACAAATCCTCGCCAATCCGGTCGAGTTGAGCGCCTTCGCCGCGAACTGGAAGCTCGCCGAGAAGCAGATCGCCGAGCCGGTCCTCGATGCTCTGAAGGAACGCCTCGCCGCCGGCGAGGACATTCCGGGCTGGAAGGTCACGACCGGCGCGGGCCGTCAGTTCGTCGAGGCTGATGCCATTGCTCGGGCCTCCGCCAATGTCAGCAAAGAAACGCTCATCCTCGCCCTCGGCGGGAAGATGGGCGCCGACAAATTTCGCCAGTTCTGCCTCGAAGCCGGGGTGGAAGTGGATGAATCCGCGGTGCGAGCAGGGTCACCCATAACAACCCTGCGCCAAATCAAATCCAAAAAATAATATGCCTACATACAAACAGAGTGAACCGAAACCCGTCTATTTCGTGGAGCCGGGAACCTACAAAGTCGAAATCGTCAACGCCATGGAGAAGCTATCCAAGGCCGGAAACCCGATGATCAAACTCATCTGCCGCGTCGAGATCGGCGAGGGCGCCAAAGGGCCGGAAGTCCATGAGCACCTGACCTTCACCGAAAAAGCCGGGTGGAAGATTGACCAAGTGCGCGAAGCCTGCGGGTTCGCCGTGGTGCCAGGGGAGGAAGTGGATGTGCAGCCCGAGGATTTCATCGGCAAGACGGCCACGGTCGTTCTTGGCGAGGAAGAGGGCGCCGACTCCGGCCATCGCTTCAATACCCTCGAGCGCTGGATGTCACCCAAATCCTCGGCCCCCTCGCCGAAGGCCAAACCCGCCAAAGAGACGGACGACATCCCGTTTTGATTCAACTCCGGGGCGCGGCGTGGATACGCGCACGAATTTTTAACCCATGACCCAAGACCTCAGCCTCCGCATCTCCATTTGCTTGAACGGCTGCCCGATCGGGCCGCGCATTCAACGGGCGGAGCCGCTGCCGAACTACCGGCACACCTACGCGCTGGCAGAACAGGCAGAGGCGGAGGCGGACATGGAGAAGGTGCGGAAATACATCGAGCGCAATGCAAACATTATGAAGGGAAGGAAATAATGACTGTGGAAATATTAAACGGGGACTGCATCGAAATGATGAAGACGCTCCCAGCCCGATCCGTGAACTGCTGTGTCACCTCGCCGCCTTACTTTGGCCTGCGCGACTATGGCCACGAGGGGCAGATCGGCCTTGAAGAAACGCCGGAAGCATTCGTGCAAAAAATGGTCGAAGTGTTCCGCGAGGTGAATCGCGTTCTGCGGGATTACGGGACGCTTTGGCTTAATCTTGGCGACAGCTACGCGGGCAGCGGTAAGGGTCGAAATGGAGACGGCAGCCCAAATGTTGACCCACTCTCAAAGCAAGCGACAAGCGCTGGAACTATTATTGGAAAACTTATCAAAAGCCAAACGCCTGATTGTAAGCCAAAAGATCTGATCGGCATCCCATGGCGCGTTGCTTTCGCTTTGCAAGCGGACGGTTGGTATCTGCGGCAGGACATCATCTGGCACAAGCCGAACCCGATGCCAGAGAGCGTGACCGACCGATGCACCAAGGCGCATGAATACATTTTCCTGCTGTCGAAGTCGGCGCGGTATTTTTACGACGCCCCAAGCATTGAGGAAGATGCAAAATGGGAGCGATGGGGGAACCAGACAGAGAATAAAAAACACTGCGGAACGGGTGGGCATCTTGGCGGGAAGTCCTTATCTGAGCTGCCAATTAGAGATAAGAAAAACAAACGCAGCGTTTGGAGTATTCCAACCAAGTCATATCGTGGCGCGCACTTCGCCACCTTCCCGACCGACCTAGTCCGCCCTTGCATCCTCGCAGGATGCCCCACAGGCGGCACCGTGCTTGACCCATTCGGCGGCAGCGGAACCACGGGCCAAGTGGCGATGGAGGAAGGCCGTAAAGCCATCCTGTGCGAACTGAACCCCGAATATGTGCAGCTTATGAATCAAAGGCTCAACAGCGTCACCCCGAGCCTCTGGTCGCAACCAATGGAGGCGTTGAAATAATATGGCCGGAGAATGGATAAAGGTGGAGCTCCACCTGCCCGAAAAGCCCGAGGTCTTACAGATTGCCGAGGCGACGAAGATGGCCCCGAATGCGGTGGTCGGGGCGTTGATCCAGGTGTGGGGTTGGGCGTCACGGAATTGTAACGCTGACGGCGTTACAACAATCGCGGCTTTCTCGCATTTGAACAAATTGGCGGGCAATGAGTGCTTCGCTGAAAGCCTAGTCGAAGCGGGGTGGTTGCGCGTGAAAGATGCGAAAATCACCTTTGTGAACTTCGACCGGCACAACACCCAAACCGCTAAGGAGAGAGCACTTGTAGGGCGTCGAGTCAACAAGCATCGCGGTAACGGTGATGTAACGGAAGAGAAACGCTCACAGCGTTACAAAAGCGTTACCAGAGAAGAGAAGAATAAAGAGCGGTCTTGCGACCGCTTCCTCCCTACCTGCGTATGACAACACTCCCCAAGATTATCCCGATGCTCCCGAGCGTCCCATTGAATGAAACTGCCGAGAAGGCCGCGATCTCCTGCATCCTGCAAAACTTCGAGTGCCTGAGAGTCATGTCCTGGCCGGAGGAGTTGTTTTTTTCGGAGGCGCACAAAATCATTTTGACCACGGCGAAGGAACTCGCCGAGACGGGCATGGCGACCGACCCGTTCGCGGTGCAGTCGCGGCTCGAAGCCAAGGGCCAACTCGACGCGGTCGGCGGGATGCACGGCTTCACCGAGCTTATGGACTTCATGCCGACGGGCGACGCCAAGACGGCGGCATGGCACCGGAGCGCACTGATGGATGCGGCGAGGTATCGGCGGGCATTGTCGGCGGTGCGTGAGGCCGAGGGGGCTTTTCTTCGCCAGGAGGGAGACATTGCCGGTGTGTCGCTGGCTCTCTCCGAAGCAGCGATGATGGTGGACCGCCCGAGGGTTTCGACGAAAGACCTCTTGCTAAAGCTGACGGAGGAACTCGAAAACCACACGCCTGCGGAGGCATTTGGCACCGGCATCGATCGTCTGGACCGCTGGACGAATGGCGGCGTCAAGCGGGGTGAACTCCTGACGATCGGCGCGCCGACCTCGGGCGGTAAGTCGATCCTGCTCCTCCAGATGGCAGTGCAGGCGGTCCTCGCTGGCAAAAAGGTGGCGGTCTTCAGCCTCGAGATGCCGGCCACCCAAGTCCTCGCTCGCATGGTCTCGCACCTGGCGGGCTTTAATGTCGGCGTCTTCCGCATCGCGGGCGCCAAGGGATCGGTCAACAAGGACATGCTGGCGAAATTCAACTCGGCCTCGGCTTTGATTTCCCAATCCGGCCTCGTGGTCGAGTCGGGATTCACCGACATGGAGTCGATCGACGCCTCGGCGCGTGACCTCGCGGGCAAGGGCGAAGCTGACCTCGTGATCGTGGACTATGTGCAACTCGTCCACCTGCGGGCCATGGCATCGAACGAAACACGCGAGCAGCATGTCTCGGAGATCACCCGGCGGCTCAAGGCGCTGGCTTTGCAACTCAACATCGCGGTCGCCACGGCCAGCCAGCTCAACGAGGACGGCAAACTGCGCGAATCCCGCGCCATCGGGATGCACTCGGACCATGTGTGGATGATCCGCCACGGAGACGAATCTTTCATTTCACTCGACAAAAACCGCGACGGCGAGCGCGGCCACGCGGTGCCGGTCCAGATGGACGGCGCCATCGCCAAATTCACCCAACAACAAGACTCATGATCGTCATGCTTGATACTCCCGAGGATTTGGATGTGGCGGCTGGCGAGCTTGGCTGTGAGGTCGAGCAATTACTGACCCCATTAACTCGGCGCAAGCGACAGAAGCCAGAATGCCGATTCACGATAGACAATGGCGCATTTGCAAAATTCAACCCCTCTGGGTTTTTGTCGCTTCTCGAAAGAAATGCCGATGGCGTTGACCTTTGTCGGTGGGTGGCGGTTCCCGATGTCGTGGGCAGTGCCATAAGAACAATCGAAGTTTTTAACCATTGGAAAACCAAAATCTCCCGCTGGCCATTAGCCTTTGTCTGCCAAGACGGGCAGGAGTCATTGCCGATTCCATGGGATGAGATTGTGGCCGTGTTTATCGGCGGAACGGATGATTTCAAACTAGGACGCCATGGGGCCGCTTGCGTGAAAGCGGCAAAGGCTCTTGGCAAGTGGGTCCATGTGGGACGGGTGAACACGCCTGGGCGCTTGGAATACTTTGAGGATTTAGGGGCCGATTCGTGCGACGGCACCGGCCTCGCTCGCTACTCGCACATGCGGGCGGCGATTTATGAAAACGCACGGCAACCAAAACTTATATGACAAAACAAGATCGGCTCAACGCCACATTCAAACTCTGGAAAGACTTCACATTTGAAGCCGCTCATCAACTCACCAAAGTTCCGGTGGGTCACCAATGCGGCCGACTTCACGGCCACAGCTACAAACTTCGGATTCATTGCCAAGGCAAACTCAACCCTGAGCGTGATTGGGTGGTTGACTATGCCGATATCGCTGCCGCCACAAAGCCGATCGTCCAGCAATTAGACCACACCTTCCTCAACGATCACTTTGATTTTGAGACAACTGCCGAAAATATCGCCTTTTGGGTCGCTGGCGAAATAAAGCCAAAATTGGCGTCGGTGTATGCCGTCGAGCTTTTTGAAACACCAACGACATCCGTGTTTTTTGAACTATGAAACTCTACATAGGCATCGACCCCGGCTTGTCCGGCGGCATCGCATTTATCCCAACCCTCGGCGACCCATGGGCGCACAAAATGCCCGAGACCGACCGAGACCTCATCGACCTCATCGGCGATGCCATTTCGCTGGCAGAGCCTCGGGCCATGCTGGAATTAGTCCATTCTTCGCCGCAGATGGGCGTTAAATCGGCTTTTACCTTTGGCGAGGGTTATGGGCGCTTGCAGGCGGTTCTGACCGCGCTACGCGTCCCCTTCGAGCGCGTGCGGCCTCAAGCGTGGCAGAAGGCAATGGGGTGTTTGACCAAGGGCGATAAGAATGTGAGCAAGCGCCGGGCGCAGGAGCTTTTCCCAACGCTCAAGGTCACGCACGCCACGGCGGACGCGCTCCTGATTGCCGAATTCAACCGGAGGATGGCCAAGCCATGAGCAAACGCAAGAAGCCCAAATTCGGAGGACGCGGGAAGATCATCCAGATGACGATGGGCTATCGGGAGTTTCGAGAAGCCTGGCTCGCCAACATGCTCGAGGAGATGAGCGCGGCCTGTGATCGATTTTGGGCCAAGACCCCCGAGCGCCGGAAAATCGAGGCCGCACGCCTGCGGTCAGGATTTAACTTTGGACACTCTCATGAATAACACATTCACCGCAAGGAACGGGGAGCCTGCCTATATGCCAGACTACGACCTCGACACACCCGAGGACACGCTCGCCGATGAACTCGGCACCACGCCCGCGGTGGCCCGCAAGGTCATTGCGATGCTCCAAGCCGCCGAGGTGCGCCAGCAGGCGCTTACGCTTGGCAAGGTGGTCGGGCTATTGCTCGAGACGAACAACCTGCCGGTCATGGCCAACGCCATCGCCTTCGCGGCTGGCCTCGACCAGCTCAACGGCAAGATGTCGCAGGCTCAGGTAGCGCGGGAGCTAAAGGTCACACGCGCCCTCGTCTCCCATTATGTCGTCGGCGTGAGGGATTTCCTCTCAGGCAAAAGCCAGACCTTCGACTGCACCAAGTTCCGTAAGTCCAACAAATCGCGCCAGACCTTCAGAGAGAAAGCGACGGATCCATTCACGGCGGCCAAGGCGGCTGCCATCGCAAGATACAAAGCCAGTAACCACATCACCACAAAATGCAAATAATCGACACCACCATGTTCACGCTCCATGCGTTGAACCTACCCGAAACCCTCACCCCTGCCGAGTGGACGAATATCCATAAGGACATCCTCGTGTGCAAGCGGGCCGCCTCCAAGTGGCTCAGTCAGTCGAGAGACTACAGCACCTCACGATGGGGCATGGAGTTCACCGCCGACACCGAGGCACAGCTCGAGCTTGACCTCGGCCTCACCTTGGCTGACGAGAAGCCAACCCTCAACCCGGACGATAAGACCAAGGCCATCGTGACCATCGAGGGATTGAGCCAGAAGTTCACCGTATGGGAGAGGAAGATGAGCGACGATATCGGCAAGTGGGACCGTGACCGGCTCGAGCGCGCCCTCGAACTACTCACGCCAATGGAGACGACAGCGGCACGGATCCGCCAACTCCTCGCGTGACCTGCCCGACCTGCGGCACCGACACCCGAGTCATTGCAACCCGCGACGGATACAGGCGCAGGCTATGCACCAAGGGCCATCGGTTCGTCACACTAGAACAGGCGCACGAAACCAAGTTCCCATGGCCATCCAAACCAAAGCGCAAGCCATTGAAGAAGAAACGAAAACAAAACATAAGCACAAAATGGATCGAGCGCATCAACGCCAAGCTCGCCGACTCCGAATGAGGGGGTATGCAAGTAATCTTTTCAACCTCTTCGACCATCGCAGTTTGCCAGTCGCTCGTCATTCTTTTGAGCGTTGCATAGTTTGACATCGTTGCACAAGCCGTGGGAATCACGGAATTAAGCAACGCGTTAAGCATCGACAAGTCGGTCGTCTCCCGCCTCGTCAAGAAAGGCATGCCCACGACCAGCGTGGACGCCGCCCAAGCGTGGCGCGAATCGAACGCCCCGCCGCGCGCAAAGCGTGGGCAACGCGGCACACCCCCACCGGCGCCGAAACTCTCAAAGGTCGCCGAACCTCCGAGAGTGTCAGAGTCTGCCGAGCCTCTGCCAGTTCCTCCACCGCCGCCGGTTCACGACAGCGCACCCGAGCCGGACGACGAAGACAACACGCCGCGCCAATCCCTCCGCCGCGCCCGCCTTGCCGAGAAGGTCGGCTACAACGAACTGGTCATCTGCAAGCGCAACGGCGGCTCGGTCGAAGACATCCGCAAGGCAAACCAAATCTACATCGCCAGCCGGAACAACCGCATCAAGGCCGAGAAGGATTTCAAAGACTGGCAACGCCAGGAAGCCATCACCCTCTTTTACGACGAAGCGCGCGACATCACGAGCCGCCCGCACATCACCGCCAAGCAACTCCTCGAAGTCATGCCCAAGACCCTCGCCACCCGGCTGCACGGCCAACCGCAGAAAACCATCGAAGCCACCCTTGCCGAGTGGGCCGACAACCTCACCACCATTATCCGAAAAGCCATATGACCATCGAACACCTCAAAACCTCCGACCTCATCCCCTACGCGCGCAACGCGAAAAAGCACGACGCCAGCCAAATCGCCAAGCTCGCCGGGAGCATCCGCGAGTTCGGCTTTAACAACCCCGTCCTCATCGACAAGGACAACGGCATCATTGCCGGTCACGGTCGCGTCCTCGCCGCTCAATCCCTCGCCCTCGAGAGCGTCCCCTGCATCCGCCTCGGCCACCTCACCGACACGCAGCGCCGAGCCTACATCCTCGCCGACAACCGCCTCGCCGAGATCGGCGGCGGGTGGGATGAGGAAATGCTCAAGCTCGAGCTGGCGGATCTCTCACAAAACGCGGATCTCGATTTCGACCTGACCGGCTTTTCAGATACCGACCTGCACAAGCTTTTGATCGAAACAAAAGAAGACGCGCCTCCTGACGACTTCAAAGAATTCGATGAGGGTATCGAGACGGATCACAAGTGCCCGCGCTGCGGATACGAATGGAGCGGCAAGACGAAATGAAACCTCCTTACAAAGTCCCAAGCATGGAAGAAATCCGTTCCCTCCCCTGGAATGGATTCACCGCAGCCTCTACATTCAGCGGGTGCGGCGGTTCATCTACAGGCTACCGCATGGCAGGTTTCAAGTTGCTATGGGCTTCGGAGTTTATCGACGCAGCCCGTGATTCTTACAAAGCAAACGCCGCTCCACACACGATCGTCGACGGCAGGGACATCCGCGAAGTCCAACCCGAGGACATTCTAAAGGCTACCGGATTGAACCCCGGCGAGCTTGACCTGTTCGACGGGTCGCCGCCGTGCGCTTCATTTTCTACCGCAGGGAAACGCGAAGCCGGATGGGGCAAGGTGAAAAAATACAGCGACAAGGAGCAACGGACAGACGACTTGTTTTTTGAATATTCTCGGCTCATCCGTGGCCTACAGCCTAAAACTTTTGTCGCCGAAAATGTCAGCGGCCTCATCAAAGGAACCGCAAAAGGCTACTTCCTCGAAATCCTCAAAGAACTCAAGTCCTGCGGCTATCGCGTGAGCTGCAAAGTCCTCGACGCGCAATGGCTCGGCGTCCCGCAAGCAAGACAGCGGACGATTTTTATCGGCGTGCGTGAAGACCTCGGCATCGATCCAGTTCATCCCAAGCCGCTCGCGTATCGCTACAGCGTCCGGGATGCGCTGCCGTGGATCGTAAAAGCTGAGCATGAAGTTGAACCAGAAACAGACATCACCCGCTATGCTATCGGCGCAGAGTGGGACAATTTAAAACCCGGCGAGCAGTCCGACAAATACTTCAATCTTGTTCGGACCGATCCAGACAAGCCAAGCCCAACCGTATGCGGGTCGCATGGTAATAGCTCAACGGCTGGGATTACGCACCCGCATGAAAAGCGAAAATTCACCATCGCTGAACTCAAACGAATCTGCGGATTCCCTGATGACTTTATTCTAAAAGGAACCTACGCGCAGCAATGGGAACGCTGCGGGCGCGCCGTCCCTCCCGTCATGATGTCGCACATCGCAGCAACGGTGCGCGATGAAATCCTCCGCAAGCTATGACAATCCCAACCGACTGGACTTTCAAAACCGCCGATGTCGCAGGAGAATTTGACCGGCATGTGCGCGAGCAGCTTCCGTGGTATGAACTCACGACAGGAGTGGTAGCGCATGTGGCCCGGCACTACATACCGGAGGGCGGGCGCGTGTATGATATTGGAGCCAGCACAGGGAATGTCGGGAACGCTATCGCGGACACACTTACAGCCCGCAAGGCGGAACTAATTCCCATCGATAACTCGGCGGCCATGTCGGAAATCTATTGCGGCCCCGGCAGCCTCGTCATCGCAGACGCTGCCGAGTTTGATTATCAACCGTTCGATCTTGCCGTGCTTTTCTTGTGCTTGATGTTTGTCCCGCCATCGAAGCGCGGGGAGTTCATCGCTCGGCTTCGTTCTCGCATACGGCCAGGCGGGGCGATCATTGTTTTCGACAAGTGCGAACCGGCCACAGGCTATGTTGCCACGGTCCTCTGGAGGCTGGCGCTTGCAGGCAAGACGGCGGCAGGAGTAGACGCCCGCGAGATATTGGCAAAAGAGCTATCCCTCGGAGGCATCCAACGCCCGATCAACCCGCGCGAGATAGAACCGGCCACCGAGATTTTCCGCTTTGGAGATTTCGCCGGATGGATCATCGAGCCATGACCCCCGCCGCCGAAGCCCTGCGCGAACACCTCCGCTCGATCTACGCACCGATTGACCGGCGCAGCGTCATCGAGTGGTGCGCTGACGAGGTGATATTGAGCGAGCGGCAAACGCAGATGCCCGGCAACTTCAGCACCCGCCTCACGCCCTACCTCCGCGAGCCGCTCGAGTGCTTTGGCGATGTCGATGTTTCCGACCTCGTGTTGGTATTTGGAACGCAGACCGGCAAGACCACGATGGTGCAAGCAGGCACGGCATGGCGCATCGTGAACAAGCCGCAGCCCGTCGTGTGGGTCATGCCCACCGAAGGCCTCGCCCGATCGTTCTCCGAGACGCGCTGGCTCCCGCTCTTCGACGACAGCGCCACGCTCGCCGCTCAGAAGCCAGCGGACCGGCACCGATTCAAAAACCTCGAGCAGCATTTTTCCAGATGCTCGCTCGTCTTCGTCGGCAGCAACTCCCCGGCGAACCTCGCCAGCCGTCCCGCCGGTCTCCTGCTCATGGACGAGGTGGACAAATTCGCCCGCGAGACCGACCAAGAAACCTCCGCGCTTTTCCTCGCAGAGAACCGCACGAAGTCCTTCGTCGGCGCGCTTCGCGTCAAGACCAGCACACCCACCACGCCGGACGGCGCGATATGGCAGGAATACCAGAAAGGCACGCAGGAGAAATTCATGCTCGAGTGCCCGCATTGCCACGAGCGCATCGAGCTACTTTGGGAACAGGTCAAGTGGGACACCGACGCGAAAGTGGCCGGCAAGTGGAACATGGCCCGCGTCGAAGAATCCGCGCGCTACATTTGCCAACGGTGCGGAGGCGAGTGGAACGACGGCCAGAAGATCGAAGCCCTGCAAGACGGCAAGTGGCAGGCCACAAACCCCAGCGCCCAGCGAGGCTTTCGCAGCTTCCACCTAAATTCCCTCTACGCGCCGTGGCGCTCCTGCACCTTCGGAGCGCTCGCGGTGAAATTCCTCCGCGACAAGGACACGCTCAACGGCCTCCAAGATTTCACCAACAGCACGATGGCCATGCCGTGGGAGCAGGTCGAAACCAGCATCGGCGACGCCAACATTCTCAGCCTGCGCGGCGACTACACGCGCGGCACCTGCCCCATCGAGCCAGCGCACATCGTCACCTGCGCCGACATCGGCCAGGATAAACAGCACTGGACCACGGTCGCCTTCGACGCCAACGGCCAGAGCTATGTCCTCGACTACGGCACCACGCTCACCATCGAAGACCTCCTCGCCGACTCGCCCCGCCGCATCTACCGCACACCCAGCGGGCAGGAAGTCCGCCCCGAGTGCGGCCTCATGGATTCCGGCTTCGCCACCTTCCGCGTTTACACCGCTTGCCAAGTGAGCGCCGGATTCTGGCACGCCGCCAAAGGCTCCGGCGCAACCTTCGGCAGCCGCATCGGGCGCACCGTCATCGACGACTTTCCCGGCGTCGTGCTCTACACCTTCGTCGACCACGCCATCAAAACGGAACTCTTCATCGACCGCATCCGCAACGGCAAGCCCCCGCTCGCCATCCCGCGCGACACCACCGAGGACTTCCTCCGCGGCATGAGCGGCCAGCGCCTCGTTCCCCGCAAGACCGCCACCGGCCAAGAGTTCGTGTGGAAATCCGTGGCGCAGGATCACTACATGGACGCCGTGAAACTCTGCCATGTGGCATGGCATATTTTGAAAAACTGATCATCTCGGTGCGCTCACCGAAATGACCCCCGCCCGCCGAGCTAGGTTTTAAGCGGCTCCGCAAGCCTCCAAAATTATTTTCATTTTCTTGAAAAAAGTTGTTGACGAGAAATCAAGTTCGTGAGATTGTCATGTCAGATCGAAGGCGCAACGCCGGAGACAAAAACCAAAAACCAAAACGAAAAAATGAACATCACCACAACACAAGACACCAAAATCAAAGCCGGCCAAATTCTCGCCACACGCTCAACATGCAATCACGAGTGCATCTACACCATGCGGATAATTTCCCGCACCCCTAAGACAGCTCAAATCGAATATGACGGCAAAGTCCGCAAAGCCAAAATTTATGAATGGCAAGGAGTCGAACAAATCTGCCCGGAGCGTTACAGCATGGCCCCAATTTTCAGCGCAGATCGCCAGCTCGCCGCCTAACCCCACCCGGCGCGGGTTCGATCCCCGCGCCACCAACCAACACAAAAAAATGAAAACCTCAGACAAACAACTCTACAACGCACTGGCTTACCTCGTCCTGTTCGGCAAGCAGTTGAAAAACACGCTTGAGGAACTGACCTTCGCCATCGAAAAATCCGAGAGCCTTCTCATCGCCCACAACCTCAAAACCACCACCCGCTCGAAAAAATGAAAACCGAAATCAAATTCAAAACCATCGGCACACGAGCCGTCGTCTCAAAAGAAATCACGAAAGACCAGGCTGCCGAAATCCTGCAAAAAAATCCAGCACTCACCCAAGTAGACACGCCCGCCGGCTACTACCCAAGGCCATGAGCAAAAAGCCAACCACCCACGGCGGCCCGCGCAAAGGATCGGGCCGCCCCAAAGGAGCGAAATCAAAAAACGCCAAAGGCCGAACCGCCGTCACGCGCAGCGTCTCCATGCAGCCCGAAAGTTGGGACAAGCTCGACCGCGCCCGAGGCGACCAGTCACGCGGGAAGTATATCGAGTCGATACTCCCAGACAGCGGCGGCGGACAAAAATACGAACTCGCCATGGAGTTCAAAGCGAACAAAATTCACCTGATCCCTCTTTGACTCCTCCGCCTCCACGCAGGCAGGCGGACACACGACCGGAGCGACATGCAACGGTGGGATGGGCGGTTATTTATGACCCAAGACTCCCGAAAGCCCACGCTTGAAAAGGAAGTGCACACCGTCCCTGCATTCCTCCCCCTCTGTGTCCTCTGTGCTCTCTGTGGTTAAACCGCTGAATCTTTGACACGCCC